CTTTACAATCCAGTGATAGTGTCCATTTTGATCACGGATTGTAACTCTGTAGTAGTATTTCCCATTACGAAATCTTACAGATGCCATGCAAACCTCCATGTGCTCGCCAAGCTGCGCCAATACTTACTTTCTTTGAAAGTTCGTAAAGAAAATGGGAGCTGTTAAGCCCCCGTGATACTTCATGCTTTCATAAGCCCGCACTTCTGCAGGAACTTCGTGACATAAGCATGAGCTTTGATATCCTCGATACAGATTCCTGCCGCAGCCTCAACGTCTGTTGCGAGAATCAGATAGTTCCATGTCCCACCTTTTAAGTGAGCAATAAACCTGGATCCGTCCTCGAATTCAACGCCGAAACCGGCAAGATCCGAACCGGGAATCTCCCATTCTATATCACCCTTATGCTTACGAATGATATGAAGCATCATGAGTTCATCAAACTCCCAAATTCCAACGAGAGTCATAATAATTGCTACAATAAGAATTAACTTTGTCATAAAGTTCTCCTTTCATAAAACAACATTAATAACTTTCATTAGAAGACCTGCCCTACTTGCGAAAAGGCAACGAGAAAGGGCCCCTGCAATTTCTGCAGAGACCCCGTCTCTATATTTGAAAGGAAGGTATTATTAGCTTTTTACAATGTTGATAATTCTGAATACGCTCTTTCTAATGAGCCAGTATCCAGTAACAATACCGTACACAATCGCCAGGAACAACGATCCGTCATAGTCCATATTAAAGGTGTCGTAACACCAATAGTATGCGCCTACAAACATCGTTGCCCAAAGGACAACTGCACAAATAATAGTTACAAAAATTCTTTCCATTTTATTAACAGTCTTCATAATATACCTCCAAACAAAAAGTAATCTTCCTTTCATTTAGAGGTATGTTTTTTATGCGAAAAAGAAAGAGGGCATGTGTTAAATAGCCCTCAAAACTGCTGCCCCAACAAACATGATCATCATGACCATGAAGTAGCTGACATAAAGTTTATCTGTTAATTTCATTTCAATTCCTCCTTCTTAAAAAAATATATCTTTCATTATAGGAACGAAATTCTATGCGAAAGAAAAGAGGAGTTGCTAAGCTCCCCTCCGAAAGATCCTCTTAAGGATCGTCAGAAGTTTCTTTTTCTTCTCCTCTTTCCTGTTGTATACCACGATCCTGGTCATATCATTCTCCTTTCTCCAATTCGTATGCCGATCCAAATGGTTAATACTTCATCTAAGCATCTGCAATTTATGCGACAAACATGATATACTTATGTTGCTGTGCAGAGCGCATTAATTAAATTCTGTGAATTAATTTGAAATATAAGGAGGACACTTTATTGGATACTCGTAAAAGTGCAGTCTATGTTTTCTTTGCTATGATTCTGTTTTTACTTGGGTGCGATGCCCACGACCATGGGTTTGGCATTCATTTTAATGTCGATCCGTTGAACAAAAAACTTGAATTTGGTGAAACGAAAACGGATGAACCCGATAGTGACAAAATAGAAGAAAAGTAACACCTTCGTTCTTGTTCCTTTAGTATTTTCATATTAATCACCTCCTAAGAATTTATATAATCGTTACCAACTCTGCACAGCATTAAAAAAAAGAAAGGCGCTGTGTAAGCCGCCTCTTAATATTCAATTTTCGTCGTCATTGCCGAAGCTGAGATTCTCCCACAGTCCGGCAGTCATCTTTTTATAGGCCCAAATGCCTAAGATGCTGCCTGTTACCTGCAGGATAATACAACCTACAACAAAAGCAACAATAGCTCCAATACTAAGATCAAGTGTCATATTATACACCCTCCTTCTTCTTGAAATGTGATTAGTAAAAACTATTAAAAGTCTTCTGATTTATTTGCAAACCAAATTGCAAATCCCAGAAGAGCCATTAAAATAATTAATTCCATATCAAATCTCCTTTCTATTAAGAAAGTAGTTTTTTATGCGACATTTTCATTCAATCTCGCTTTGCAAGCCTAAACTCATTTCATTCGTTCAGAAAAAAAGAACCCATGAATTTCTCACGAGTTCTTTTCTTGAAAAATTATTCAGTTTTATCGTCTTCTACTTTGCCTCCCTCGGTGTACATGGCATATGCCAAAATACCAATGAGCACAATAGCAAACAATGTTAAAGCTTTCATATTTTTATTCTCCTTTCAATTAAGGAGATGTGATTGATGCGAAAAAAGAAAGGAGCTGTAAAAGCTCCTCCTCATCTGGTTTCTATAGTTTCTACTAAGATATTTTCGGTCTCGATGTTTTTCACCAAGATCGTTTCCATCTCAATAGGTTTCATCTGAATACCAGATGATTGGATTTTACTCTCCTTCTTTTCTCCACAGCCAACAAGCATGACTGCAAGCATAGTTACAATAACAAGCCCTTTAAGTTTTCTCATTTTTATGCCCTCCTTTTTAGGCGTTATTATTCCTACTAAAAGGAGTGTTTCCCATGCGAGGGTCATTCTCTCTTTTTATCTAACGCATGAAAAAATCTTCGGTATGCAAAGTAATATTCCCGTTGTCCAACAAGTACATCCCCGCGTGCTGCTAACTTGTCATAGGAAATATTTTGTGTAATACCTTTAATAAGTCCGGAATAAAAATCGGGAGCTACTTCGATTGCCGTTTGCTCGATCATTTCGCATTTCGATAAAAGCAATCGTCGTTTTAGAGCGATGTTAGACGTTCGATCAGAAATATAATTGGTACTTATTTCTTGTGACTGAATAGATTTTAGATATGTGATTTCTTTAAGCTGTCTTTTCCATTCGTCATACTGAAAGCAAAAATACTTAAGCTCTAAATACCTATTGCGATCAACATGATATGGGTTTTTGGTTGATAATTGTTTCAGGTTCTTACTACCCATGTTCTTCACCTCCATAACAATAGATATATAGCAAGTTATGGGGTCTGCCATGGACAGAAAGTGGAAGTTCTGGAAAATCAGCCTTTCTAAATATTATTCTTATCATAAAACAAAAGAGTAACCAGATTTTGGTTACCCTCCGTACATACACCTATGTAAAAACCCCTAAAAATGGGCCTATTTTGCGTGAGCGATGCGGGACTCGAACCCACTACGAAGCAAGCATTCCGGCCCGAAATAGCGGCATTTTTGCACGTTTTAGGGCATGTATTTTGGTTACCTTTTGGTTACCTCTATTCAGTAGCGTTTAATACGTCTAGCGCCTTTTTAAGATTAAGTCCGTCATAGTAGTTTTTCTTAAGAACTCTTACATCATTGCCAAGGAGTTTCGAAGCAAGCTCAGCGTCATCGATTCTCTTTGCAAAGTTCCTTCTAAAAGCATGAGTACCTTTAATCTGATCGGATGATAGTGGTATCCCAAGTTCCTTACACATTCTATGGAAGAGATAGTACACCGTTCGTATGTTAATACAACCAAACTCTGTCTTTGCAGGAAACATGAAATCACAAGAAGGATAGTATGTATCATGCTGAACTTTTAGACGGGCCAGGAACTCTTCCATCTCATTCCAGATAGGAACCCTTCTATCCATGGATGTCTTAGTATGCTCTACGATCTTGCAGTACTCATGAGGGTTGTACTTACTCTTTTTAATCTCTAAAAGCTCCCTTGAAATCTCGATATATTTAACGCCACGGGAATCTTCCTTAATATCACTCCACTTACTCGGACAAACCTCTCCTCTTCTTTTCCCAATAAGGATCTGATACTCCAGAGCAAATGCAGTAGGACGCTTCGGATACTTCTCTTGCCAGGTATGACAGTAGGAAAGCATCGCCTCGATCTCCTCATCCGTATACAAGCGTTCTGCTATATCAGAATCACTAGATAACATGTTAACAAGTTTAGGAGAATGAAAATCAATCCTTTTTGTAATATCTTCTAATATATAGTCCTCATCCGCAGCATACCGAAATACCTGCCTGATAATCCCGATTAGAGCACTAAATGACTTTCGTTTTAACTCGTACCTATTTAAATTGTAGATACAGATATCCTTTATGTCTTTTGCTGTAATCTTGTTGATCGGCGTATTCTCGAACTCTGTACCGGAAAAGAAACGTTTGTAGTGATGATCCTTTCTCGTAACCGTATTAGATACCGAGTATAACTTCTCCTTGCTTTTTACGTACTTAAGTGTCTCCTCCTGCGTAGTTGTATAAATATCTTTGAAAGACGGCAGTTCGTGTGCATCCAGCACTTTGTTTTTAAGAATCTCTAAAGTACTTGCTTTTAGCTGTCTTCTTCCGGTCTTTTTTGTCTTATCTTGAATCCATATATGATAGAACCCATCAGAGGATTTCTTGGTAGGAAAATTGTACTGACTAAGTATGACCTCCTTCATTAATTCACCGTACAGATTTTCCAGAACTTCCGAATAGATTCTACCACAATTTCTCATACTGCAATCGTATCATCTTGTTTGGGGTTTTCTGTGGACAAGAAAAAAATAAAGGGTCTGAGTTTGATACGGCGCTGCGTATTTCGGTGGTCAACGAATTAAATCTAAATTTAATCGCTATATCAAAGAGACCCTTTACTTACACTTTAAAACGGGTAATAGAGCTTACTAGAACATGAACAGGAGGCTCGTATCAGGTAGGCAGTGACAATGAACTATTGTGAAGCGGAGGTAGAAGCCCTATTACCCAAAATCCCACGCACCAGTAGTGAGCCGATACGTGGGAAGCTTCTAATGAAGCTTATAAAAAGGAGGTTATATGAAAAGAAAGTTTATTCGTCGATGAGATCCTCGAGTTCGAGGTCGATAAGAATCTCTCTTACCTGCTCTTTAATTGCTGCGGGAACAGATGAGAATTTTCTCTTACCTTTAATGATAAGTGCCACATAAATTACTGCCATATCATTTACCATCCTTTCGATTTTTAAGAAAAGCCATTTAAAAAAGCGTTTGATAAGGTGAATCATAAAGATTACCCCTCAAGCGCTTTCCGTACCTCTTCTCTAATTGCAGCCGGGACATCGTCAATTGTCTTGAGTCCCTTCTTAATGAGATTAACATAGATCTGAACCATAATTTTGTTTCCCTCCTTTACTTAACGATCATCTCATACACTTCCGCAAGAGCGACCTCGACGTCTGTCTGAGAAGTCTCTAATGCATTCAGTCTCTTCTCAACATCTGTAAGAGCTCTAAAACCAAAGTGTACCTCGATCCCTGCTTCTGTGTTGATTCTGACTACAGGAGCATTTAAAACCATGTCGTCATATACACCGTAAGGCTCTTCAGAACCGGGTGTAAAGAATTCGATATGTTTTACATTGTCGTTTGTGAGCGCATCCACTACTACACGAGCAGTCGGCTCACTATCTGAGATATTCACAAGAGAGGAGATCGTACCCCCATCCTGAATATCAATCTGTGTTCCATCAAGAAGTTTAATGTAATCCATTTATTGGATCCCTCCTTAAAGTGTTTGTTGTTAAATTAGAAATTAGAGACATTTATATTCTTCTGCTATTGTGCATGACACCATTATCGTCTCCATTGGTGCTGTCTCCCCTTATAAATAAGAGCACCCCCTATGGTGATGCCCTATGTGTGTATTAATCTGTATACCAAATTACCTGTCCTGCGTACTCCGTGTTGGATTTAGGATACAGGATTGTAACGGTGTCGCCTGTTACACTGATAACAACGCTAAGTCCGTTGCTTCCCCATATAGTAAGTGCTCCTCGTGACTTATTCTTTGGCATACTGCCGGAAGGTATGTTGTATATGATGGCTTGATCCCGTGAACCAACATCACCAAATTTGATGTCTAGATTTAATATACACATCCTTCCAATTTTTACACAATCCGCATTATATACATGATTTAATAGGCTATATTCAGGACCATTTGTCAGTTGGATTATTTGTGGCGTCATTGCGCTGTTTATAAGAGCCATTTCACTTGGTATCGTACTTGTAGCCATATGTCTATGGCACTGGTGAAATCGTTATATGCGACTTATCGACAAAGTATTTAGCACCATCTGTGGCGCACACAAAATAATTGCACCTCTCATACCGTTAAATGGTATGGTGATTGTTGCGCCATTTGAATCCGTCACAATGTTATCCTTGATTGTTTGTGCCCCTGTTTCCGCACCAACAACCGCCTTGGCATATGCCGCTCCGCTTCCATGGAAATAGCCAAATACAACATAATCTCCAAGGATGTATAAAAACGGGAACCAAAATACCTGTATGGAGCTTGTAGCAATCCTATATTTGTCTCCACTTTGTATGCCAAGTGTCCTAATTCCATCAACTTTGCTATAAAGCGCATTCAAGTCTGCTGATAACGATTTCGGTATAATGCTTTTCGCCATATTAATTCGGCGTATATGGCTAGTTATTCGACCGAAAAATAATTCACACGGATGTTTGCCGCACCTTTGTATTCTGTACCCGATGATGTGTACAGAAAAATTGCATACTGGTTATTGATTCGCCCAATATTGCACACCATACCTACTGCGGTTGGTTCTGACTCATATGCACTGATAATGACGTTGTTTGTCGCATTGAGTCCTGTGTAAATAAAATTCCTTGTGTTTTCTTCCTTTGGGTATAATCCATATCTGATGCCACCCTTTACCACATTGGAAGGACTTGTTATTGTCGAACTAGCCACGGGGATTCACCCCCTTACGCCTCTGACCCCCTTTCTCGGGAGTCATGGGGAGCATTAATCCAGTGCGCTCCCCCTTTCTTCGATATATATATATGCTTACTCATATATAAATCCTCCATTACGATGTTCTATGTCGTTCAAGATACAGAGTGATATTGGTGGTAGCACCTGAGACAACAGTACCTGTGATTTTTGCTTGTCCTGCTGTATCCGTACTCACGTTCCAGTCAGATGCCATAGCGGCAGGATTGGAAAGAACCGAGTTTACTACTACCATATCTGTTGTGATGCCTGTATTGGAAATGACAAATGCTGTAGAGCTTGACATATTAGAAGAGCTGATGTTACTCCCTGAGACAACTAGTGTCTTAGAGTTGGTATCAAGCGTTCTACCCATTCTGGCATCCAGAGCGTATCCCGAATCAGTCGTTGTAGCATTGTTCTTAAGGAATGTACCCCTTAAAGACGTAAACCACTTCTGGATCTTACCAAAGAGGAGCGATCCGTTATTCTCAACAGCAAGTGAGGGAAAGTTATCTGACGGCGTTGTAATAGAGTTTAGAGTAAGGTTATCCAGCTCTGTTACGGTCTCACCACGCTGTCCCTGTGGAATACCAAAATCAAATACTGCATCTGTTTCTGTACCTGAATTTGTTACTGTTGCGGTTGATCCGGGAGATAATGTGGTTACGGTACCAACACTAACTGTAGCACCAGGGCCTATTGCACCAGTATCGCCCTTTGCACCGGTATCTCCTTTCGGACCTTTAATATTACCTATAAGTGTTCTCATTTAAATCATGTACCCTCCGTACCACTAGATTCTCCGCTTGTATCATCGCCGATGTCATAGTAAAGAGCGCCTGTTTCAGAATCGTATGTGAATTTAGAGCCAATAGGATCAGGAGTATCCTGACTGTTTGTAAGGACATACAAATCCCCAGCATCATCCACATACATAAGGAATGCACCGTTAACAGGCGTCACGATACCGCTGTCGCCCTTATCTCCTTTGTCACCCTTATCACCCTTAAAAGCTCCGGATGCTGCCTGCGCTGCTATAGAATCCGCCACATTTTGAGCATTGGTTGCAGCTGTGTTGGCATTAGTCTTAGCCGTCTCAATGGAGTTGTAGATATTGGTTAAGTTCTGCTGAACACCTGCTGCAAAGTCTGCCGCATCTTCTGCTGCTTCTCTGTTTGACTCCGCACTTGCCGCTGATGCTGCAGATGCTTCTGCATTATGCTGTGCTTCCGAGATATACTCCATGAAGTCAGAAGTTGCTTCCGCAATCTTTTCAACGATAGCAATATCCGTTTCCGAGATCACAACATCATCGCCAAACGGTGTCTTCTCAATACGCAGAATGAAGTTTGCAGTGGCTATGATATTGTCCTGACTTCTCTTAATTCTAAGTTCCGCCCGTACATCACCGGCAACCGCTGTCATCTGCTTTGTTACGTTGAACGTGCAAGTGTTTCCGGAGACTGAAACCGCATCATAAGAAAAGCCCCTACTGTCTGGTTTTGTTCCGTTAATCATAACTGATGTTCCGGAAGGGACAGTAAAGGGCGTGCCATCTTTCTTATAAAGTTTAATTATCAGTGCGGAAGGATCTGAGTCATATTGACTAAGATGTATTACCGTCGGAGTTCTACCCGGCGTCATTAAAATATCAAACGTTTGTGTAATCATGTGTAACTACCTCCGGGTTCGAACTTCGAGAGTCTTTCTTCCAATGCATCTATCCTCTTTGACATATCCTGCACAACAGCAACAAGGTCAGCTATGATTTCATGACGTTTAAACTGAAAATATCCGTCAGAATCTTTGTATACAAGACCGTCCCATGATATAGCTTCAGCATCTTGAGCAATAAATCCATGATGCAAGCGACCGTCTCTTTTATCTTCGTCAATCCATCGATATGATGACGGTTTAAGTTGCATGATAAAATCTTTTGATTCTTCGGTATTTAATCTTGAAATATCTTTCTTTAATCGTGCGTCTGAACCATCATCAAGCTCATCTCTCTTGATGCCAGATGTATGACCCCTGAATTCTACGGTACCATCTTCTTCACCAAAAATTACTCTATCACTGTAAAACTGCGGCGTTCCTGCTCCCCAATATGTATTATTTTCAAAACGCGTAGCATTTCTAAAAACATTGTCGGCAGACTCAACACCAGCAGCACCAGTAGAGATGCCTCGTGAAAAGTTCATACGCCATTGCCCATTGGATTTCCACGTATCGGTATCCAGATACATGAATGTTGACGCATTTACACCACTGTCATACATTTGAATATACGTGGTAAATATACCAGCCGTATCGAGTTTGGTAATATTTGTTCTATTACCGCTTTTTCCTCTAATTTCTATTCCGTCAGTACCAATATATGTTCCTGCGTTGGTATTACTAAGAGTTGATTTATTATTAGAGTAGATGTATGCATGATTTGTATCGCCACCGATTGTCCAGTATCTTGATTTGTCAGCTTTTGGATTACCAATGATACCTTTAGTAGCTGTCATATTACCGTTATTATCAACAGTAAAATAATAATCGTTGCTAGTACCTATCTGTCCAAGCTTGATGGATCCTTTTCGCATATTCATGTTACCGGCATTATCAAGCGTAAAGTTGTAAGTACTGGTGTTACCGATCTTACCAAGGCTAATGGATCCCTTTGTCATCTTCACATTGCCATTATTATCAACAGTGAAGTAGTAACTCTTAGTAGCAGTATCGTACCCAAGATTAATCGAGCCTTTACGCATTATGGTATTACCATTGTTATCTACCGAGAAGTTATAAAGGCTTCCATCTTTACCAAGATAAATGGCGCCGTCATACATTGTCAGGACGCCGGTATCTAAATTCCAGTTGGTATTAGTCTTATTGCTTTGCAGAATCCCAGCTTTGATAAGTCCTGCTTTTATAACACCGGAATTAATGAAGTTTGCATTAAACGTACCATCAATTGTCCAGGCAGACTGGAAAGGACCGTTATACCCATTACCGTCACTAAATCCAATACCGGCTTTGTTAATTCTGATCACATCTTTGGCTGTCTCTTTGGTTGGTGTATCCATGATAAGGATCTCATTGATAGCACCATTGGCGTTTCTGTTAAACACAACATAGCCGCCAAGACCACCCGCAATAGCTGCTGTTGCCTGCTCGATTGCAATCTGTAAAAACGATCTGTTATCTTGAAGACTCTTAATAAGAGCATAGTCAGCAGCATCTGCTGCAGATCCAATTCCTGTTATTTCACCGGCAGCGGATCCTTTCGAGTCACCTAGTTCAATGGAGTCATATCTATCGAGAAGAACATTGTAGACCGTCTTAATAACTCTGACATCTTCTGTAATGTTCATCTTGGGATAATAGACATGTACCGTATCACCAAGACTTACTCTTTCCAGTGCTGCAAGATCCTTGTATTCCTCGGTCTGCCAAAGCTGTACAAATGATACTTCGAAATTCGTCTTAGGCTTCCACCCGGCATTACTTGTTAAGTAGTCGTTGGATTTCTCTGTCAGTGTCTTTAAGACATATGCTTTATACTCAGCTTCTGCTTTCTTATTGGCATTGATCTTACGAGTTGCATAGTGGGCATCGGTCTCTTTCATTCTGACAGGATTGCCATCAGAGTCTTTCCGAATAGATCCGTCATCATTTCTCTCGTAAATAGGATTCCCTTTAGAGTCGTATTCATAGATGACGTTTCCGTTCGTATCAATACCCTGCTCGATATCCGGTTCCTCATAGTCATCAAGATCTAAGTTGCTCGACATATCCACTACAACAGACATCGGACTTGCAAAGTTCTTCTCATTTTCTGACCAGAGCGTAGCACCATTTAAATAGTTTTTAATTGTCTTACCTTTAGCTGCCTGTTCTGCAACATAGGCTGCCTGAGAAGCAGTTGTGACATACATCGTGGTATCAACGGAATCCACAACAACTCTTCCGTCAGCATCTGTAGAGCTCTGGGTTTCTCTTAAGCTTCCGGACCAATAAGGAAGAATACCTGTATAAACACTTGTGATATCATCCTCATTTTTAAGATCCATGAGGTTCTTGCCATAGCGAATGGTAACGTTATTGTCCGATCCTCTATGATTGTGAAGACGTACCGTAAAGTTATCAAACTCGTAGTCACCACCGTCACAAGCATCTAAGATACTTCCCTGTTCTCCCATAAGAATACTTCTGACACTTCTTGGTGATTCTATTTTGATCGCCGGTGTCGAAGTCTTATCGGTCCAGAATGTAAACGGGAATCTCGGGAAATTAGAAGTCTTAGTATTCCACTGAACAGACTTCTCAATCTTTGTAAATGCTTCTACAGGGCCGGTTGCTTCAAATGGCATACAAGGCGTTTTGGTAAGTAGATATGAGATATGCTCTGCGTGAATAGTGACTTTTCCATCAAGCGGTTTTTCGATGTTGTAAATTCTGAATGTCTGCTCATCAGAAGTCTCACTTGCGTCACATCGAATTAATCTATCGTTTTGAATATCATTGAAATGAATCCCATCAATCGGATAGACCATTTCGAGTTCATACGTAGAGTTTCTCTCTTCTGTTACAATACATGAAATAGCATCCCCAAGACCACCGAGACCGTTTGTCTGAAAAGCATAGGGATTCACAGCTTCGCTAGTACCGCTTCTTGGTTTAGCTTCATCAGCTGAATATAGTCTTGGTATCATAGAATGCTCCTATACGTAGAAATAGTTGGGTGTAATCTCAACTCTTGTAATACCGCTTCCTAAAGTTACACCGTTTGTTCCAGGCTCTATAACGGGATAGTTAAGCTCTGTACTTCCCGGAATAAACTGAACATACTTATTACAATTTGTTGCATTGTAATAGCAGTCCACAATCTCCGAATTAATATCAATGTAAGGAATGTTCGAATGAGCCAAGATAACAATTGTCATGTTACCAAGTCCCACGTTCCCAGCTCCCCATACTCTGATATTAGGTTTGGAATTGTAGAGTGTAGGATTTGTGATGGTTCCTGTCTTTGTGAAGGCGTATACTTCTTCGCCTTCCTTTAAATATCTTTGCGGTTTTACATCAAACTGAAGAGTGAATTTAGCACCCTGTAACAAAATAACTTCCGGATCAAACCCGCTAACATACTTTGCCATGCGGTATTCGTCCGGATGATATGTGTCCTCTAATCTTTTATAGCTCGATTTGGATAATAAGTAATTTCGAAGTCCCTCGATCTTTATCTCGAAGTCATGAACATCTTCTCCCAAAATAGAAGCTTCATACTCTAATGTGTAATTCTTGAATCTCTTCTTATCGAGTGTTAGAGTACCGCTTCTACCCGGGATCTCAATCTCCTCGACATCTCTTTCAGGACCGCCGAATGTTTTATCACCAGAGATACGAACTCCAAAATCAAAGAGGGATTTACCATCGAAGGTAATAAAATTGTCAGGTGGATTCATTACCATAATTTAGTCCCCCTTAACTTGTGGCAACTCGAACAAGGCGCAGTACCATAGATGTCTCACCGGTAATGGTTCCATTGATTGTCAAATATCCATCGTAGGTATCCACTGTCCAGACATCTGTTTTTACTGTATCGTTGCTAAGCTCGAAATATCCACTAAATCCCATATCTGATGTAATTCTTGAATCTTCAACGGTTATGGGAAGCGCGGAAAATGTACCACAGTTTACTTTGATCTCTTTTGGAGCCGAGTCAACATAAGACACAATAGCAGCACCCGTAGGAAGTTTGGAGTCATTCGCAACAGCGGTTTCTACATCATGAGTAGCTGCAGTATTCCAACCTTTAACAGATACATTCGTTCCGGCTATTTTTACCTGACCATTAGCATCACCAGTTGCCAAAGTGATTCCATGGGTATGATCTTGTCTCGCATAATTTGTTGAGGTTCCGACTGCAGAAGTACTTGCTACATTCCCAGGAGCCGTTGTGGCCGCAGTGTAAGTTGTATCCGTGAATACAGCATTGGAAGGTACGTCTTTTGCTACAGAATGGCCATTAACTGTTGCTGCGTCACCATCAATCTTTGCCGGAAGCTTTCCGTCTGTTCTGAAATACCAATTCGTACCATCATAAAAAGCAATATACGACCCAGCAGGAAGAGTATGATTAGACGACGAAGATGCAGTTCCGTTAATATAGATTGGTTTAGCTCCCTGAGAATTGACATTCATCGTAAGAGCGCTGGCAGCTGTGTTTGCGTATCGAATATTGAAATGTAAATATCTATTAGCGGTTAGAGTATAGTATGTCATTGTGGCTGCTTTAGCCGCAGTAGCCGCCGCTGTTTCACAATACGCAGAAGTATATGTATTACTATTATTCACACAGTTGGATGAATTATTAACAAATACCCAATTAGTACCGTCATACATGTAATAATAAATACGATTCGCGTATCCCGTTATGCTGCCATCATGCCCTGTATAAACGGATGAGTTATACCAGATAGACTTAGCACCCGATTTGTTTACATTTAATTTTGCATTATCTGCAGTATTTGTATAACTAAACTTAACACCAATTATTACACCTTCAACAAGCCCGAATCCGTCACTATCCTTTAATGTTACTACCTTCTCGGCAGTTGCTGCAGCTGTTGTACACGTTCCGTAATAGGCGCCATTCTGTGATTTCTGAACAGTTCCTTTAATTACATTTACAAACCTTGCTGATCCAGTGACCAGAAGATTCTTTAAAATTCCCATTATCTGTGTCCTCCCATTAGATCATTAAAGTTCGTAAAATTCATTTGAACAAACGTATCCTTTAGATATGGATGCTATAGCATTATCTTCAAAGAAACCGTTTTCGGCATCTGTATAAATATCATCATTTGGATTCGGTATCCAGGGCGTTGCGACAGAACCTTTTTCGAGTTTAAGGTCTCTAAAATACAAATCTCCCGTTGCGTCACGGAAATAAATATTAAAGTTCATTACAGTAGGTATTTGATTAAATCGCATTACCCACGTTCTATACACCCAACCGGCATCGCTTATGTCCCAAAAATTGTATTTACCGCTAACAGTTGTTGCTCCAAGCCATCTACTAGTACCATTATCGTTATAACTGCCGCCAAAGTAATACTCGCACATAGGATTAGTAGTTCCTTTAACTAAGTTCTTACATTTAATCCATCCAGAGACTGTATAAACAGTACTTGTACCAGTTGTATCAATTCTTGGCAAAACATTTTGATAACAATGACGAGTTGTTTGTAATGCTGTTATAACGTGAGCACAAAGAAAACCATCTTCGTTTACTAATTCCCAGCCAGAACTTTCTTTCGACCACTTAGTATAATCGTTTGTAAAAGAAGAATTTAGCAACAAATTCTCGCCAACGTCATTACCTTCAGCATGAATAAGACCATTAAATTGCATAAATACGCCCATGACTTACACCTCTTCATTAATCTCATAGGCATATACATTGCCGTTATTGTCTACAGATGCCACAACTTTATAGAGTTCTTCAATATCAGTATCAGAAAGCGCAGTAGCGTAAATTCGAAAATCAGATAAAGATCCTGCAAACCAAACATCGTTATCATCGTATCCGTCTGCAGTTAATAAGAAAGTAGTTGCAGTTGTTAGAACCGTTGCAGTACTGTATCCGGAATCAGTAAACGTATCAGTAAGAATTCCGTTTTTATATACCTTTAATGTGTTTCCGGATTTAGTAATAGTAACAAGTACAAATCCATCAGATTCTTTAATAGTAAAGCTTGCTGTTTTATCTGGTTTTCCATTATTCCATATGAATCGAATTTTATCGTCAGCAGTTTTCTCTAAGTTTAATAAGTTACCGCCGCCATCGATTCCGAAGTTACTAAATATCACAGAGCGTCTTCCATCACTTTTACTTCTAATCCATATGGATAAAGTAAAATCTCCACTAAATATGCATGGAAAAGCATTAGACGTGAACGTATCAAGATCAGGTCTTGTAAATTCCGTTGAAATCCAGTACCTGGGAGATTCATAGTCTACAACCGGAGAAAATTTAGAATATCCATGATTCTTGTACCCGCTTGCATCATAAATATTAGAATCATCAAGCTCAGTATAATAATAGAAAACATCGTTAAGTGTGTAATGAGCAGCTAAGCCTTTAGAGAGTTCCTTTACTTCTTTTGGAGATAAGCAGTGGTCGTAGATGCGGAGGTCGTTAATTGATAGATCAAGACCGTTCTCCCCTATCATGAAGTTCTCACCAGTAAGAGAATGAGTTTTATAAACACCAGTCACCGCTCCAACGGAAACACCATTAATGTAAAATTCAGCAGTTCCAGCAGAATAATCTATGATAAAGGCATGATGATGCCATTCGCCGACAGTCGTTGCTTTTTCACCGATACCATTAGGAGATCCAGCAAACCAAAATCCAGTTTTTGTACAATTGGTATAAAACTCGTTTCTTGACATCGAAGTGGTGCTTCCATCTGTTGAGTACCATCTAAAAGCGTCCAGCCAATCAGTAGCTGTTGCAGTGTTTACTTTAACCCAATAAGCAACAGAAATCTGTTTCTTACCTGTAAAATAAGGAATATTAAAATATCCAGTATAACCTGTAAAACATTTTCCAATTTTTCCATTATCAAGAAATGATACATTTGTAGAATTGATTGATAAATCTTCTAAAAGTCCCTGGTTATGTAAATCACCGTTAAGAGGAAGCCATACTTGTAAACTCATAGCCCCTCCTTATGCAAATATAAAGTCAATAGTATTGGTTGTGGCGTTATATTGCATAGTAGCTTTCGTACCACCAACCTGAACTGCTTTAGTTGTTAGAACACCGTTTGTTGCATAAACTTCATTATCGGAATATGTCTGCGGATTGGCTGCTTGTGAAGTTGCACCAATTAAGAATATCTTAGAAGAAGTGTCTGTAGATCCAGCTGTATTCTTTGTGTCCGTATCTGTTGTTGGCGGAGTATAGCCCAAAGCATCAGTCACATTAGCTTTTGTAAGTTCACCTCTGATAGTTGCCGATGATTTATTTTCAACGTTCCCAAGACCAATATTTGCGGCTGTAATATTTACATTTCCTGTTCTATATGAAGATTCAGAATTACCTTTAACGCCCGTGAGCGTTTGAGTATTTTCCCAAGGAATGTTTACAGACAAGTATCCAGATTTATCTACACCGACGGCATACTGTCTTGAAGCGGTACTACCCATTGTGGATGAATCAAGTGTGGATGCTGTTTCAGATTTAAGCTTAGCTTTAATGGTTCCAGAAGTAGTTACATCGCCACCAGTAAGCCCAACACCCGTAGATACTTTCGTGACTGTACCAGTATTCGTTGTATACCCTTTTCCCTCTACAAAAGATTTAACTGCTGCGCCAGTAGGAAGTTTAGCATCATTAGCTACAGTTGTTTCGACATCTTTGTACGCAGCGCCTCCAAGCCCAAGTGCTGTCTTAAGCTGTGCTGCAGTTATGGTATTAGAAGAAGGAGTAAGTGTCTGTCCCGCAATAGAAACGCTTGTCAAATATCCAGAAAGGTCAATCGTAGGACCAAGTTTCTCCCACGTTGATCCGTTATATACATACTCGGAGTTATCTGCTGTTACCTGCCAAACGTCTCCTACCTTCATACCCGTTAAAGCAGCTACTTCAGCATATGTTGCTTTAGTTCCTTTATAGTGGAATACAGCAGATACAAGAACGTCTACTTCTGCTGGTGTATATGGTGTAAATCCAAGAGCGGTTGTTACATTAGATTTGGTAAGCTCAGATCTAATTGTTGCAGACGATTTGTTCTCAACACTTCCAAGACCTAAATTAGTTCTAGCGTCTGCGGCAGTTGCAGCTCCTGTACCACCGTGATCAACTCCTAGGGTACCGCTTATTGAACTAGCTTCAGCCGGATATATTCTTGTCCAATTTCGATATGTCCAAACGCCGTTACCGTCCGTATTGCAAAGTCTTACCCATCTTTTTGTCCCACTATGAACAGTAATCTCTTGCAGTCTGTAAATCCAATTCCCGATTACATCATCCGCCGTAGAATTTCCAGAAAGCGGACTGTATACATTCAGCATAAATGCCTCAATTAACCCAGATGGAATGTTGGAAATCGTACTAGTAGCAGCATTGGACGGGTTTGCATAGCTTCCTGTTTTAAGCCATTTTGTATCGTTAAGATTAGAATTAGCAGGGATCGTCGTCTCAGCAGTTAACGACACTTTATACTTAATGGTATCCCAATTAGTAATATCGCTTGAAGTAATACCATAAGCGGGAGAAGCCATAAATACGGGGTCTGTTTCAACCATTGTACCGGTAGATCTCTCGCCACTTGCTTTATAAAAAACCTGACCTTCTGCCACAGACTCTGGAGTGGCAGTAGTATCCGTAATATCCATAACTGTTTCGTTGTTAATTACAACTTTATTAACTGTTGTGTTCTCTGCCATCTAGTCCTCCAGTCATTTTGAGCATCAGTTTCTAATTTGGCTTTTTGGAATGTATTTCTTAAATCGGTTTTCATCACCAACTGTGAAATCATCAAAACTCATTCCATACTCATCCATTCGCTTTAAAATAGCGCTTGCAAGTTTCTTTTCATATCTGGGCTCTACATAGTTGAAAAACCGGATCGCAGATTTCACATGAGCGGCATCGAAAAGAGGGAATTTCTTCTGCTCTGGAACGCCGTACTTATGCTCATCTTCTTCCATATCAGAGTGAGCCATGTAGAGTCTCCAATCGTTTACAGAGTACACGATAAATCTCCTTATCCAACTGTGACAGTTACACCGCCTGCTGCATTATCTGTTTCTGTAACAGGAATCGCCGCAACGGTTACCTGGGAGAGATAGTTGTATCCTTCTGCTGTATCGGGAGTAATTGTCTGAGAAGCAAAAGTAGGAGTAACACTCTTCTCCTGTGCTTTTACACCTTCCGATCCGGACATCGTACCAAGTACGCCAAGAATCGTGATGCCTTCTCTGATGTTCGAACCAACGATCTTTGCCTGTTCTGTAGGATCAATTGTGACCGAACCAGAACCGTCATGATAGCCCTGTCCAATTGTGTAAGAGCCATCTTTTGTGCTAATTGTTCCGGAAGCATCAGCAAGGTTCGGCATTGTACCTGTAAGAAGTGTGCCTCTTGCATGAGCAGTCTTACCTTCTAAAATCTCAGCAACAGCAGCTGTATCATCCGAGGTATCGGAGTCTTTTGTGTTTGTTCCGTGAATAGTCTTACCAGACTTATCATGAGCTGTAATACCCAGAGTTAACTGTGAGGGTGTAACCGTATCACCTGTCAAATCGATAAGTGTCCGACCATTAATAATTACTTTGTTGAAATATTCATTAGCCATTTGTATTTCTCCTAAATGATGAAAGTCCTACCATATAGATTTGACACTTCATAGGTTTGTATCTTTTTTACCTTTAAATTCTGGACCATAGTTTTAGCAGCTGTCTTAAGCGTCTGATTAGTAAACGTTGGAGTTACTTCATATGGTCCTTCGAAAGGCGTATCACCAATAACGTCCGGAATAGACACAGAAGCTTCTGTTACAAGTTCATGTGTAAGTTCTCCCGAGATCGTATCATTAACCTTACTTATAGATCCTGTGATTACAAGCTCATTAAAGACTGACAAGTTAATACACCTCCTCGGTGATCTTAAAGTTTGCCGGTCCGATAAATGTATCAACAAACCCGCCGACTGTTGTAAGCTCTATATCGTATTTGTAAGTTCCATAAGGAAGTTCTTTTGTATCTTCCGGTTCGATAATAAGCTGCATTGCGGTGAGATCAATGTCCTTTAAAATCAGGACGTTCTCATCGTTAACGTTCTTCTTAAGAGCAAACCGGATAACGTCTCCTTCCTGAGGGACATACGGCTCATCATTTTGCATTACATTAACATGCAGAATAAGGGAGTCGCCTCTTGTGAGGCTAATGGCATTGCCGTTAATTGAAGCACTCATTTCTTAGCCTCCAAACATACTTCTAAGCATGTTGACCTTTTGGAAAATATCATTTCGTCCAGTCTGTGGCATGTTCTGCATAAGATACTGCGCTGCCTGCTGGTAAGATCCTCTGTACTGTTCAGGAATATTTATTCCACGACTTGCAAGAGCTGAATAAGGGTCCTGCTTGAAGTTGTTAAACTGTGTAAATATATCAGGATTTTGTCGAGGCATATTCATGTAAGGCTGATTAAATGAGTCCGTAAATCTGTTAGCCATTCTGATTACCTCTATCCTTTCTCATAACGAACTTCTTAGAAAGTTCATCTAATTTTCTATCTAAAATATCATTAAAGTCTTCTGCAGTAAGATACTGAGGAGTCTTAGGAGCCTCACGAAGTTTCATATCGTAAGTTTCCATAGGCCTTCCATCTGCATACTTCACGTACAGAATTAGCTTCTCTCCGTCTAAGTAAAACGCACATCCTTGTACCGGGTTTGGCTGATTAGCAGCTTCCTGTTCAGAGTTTACAAACTTCGTAAAAACACCTCCATTTTGAGCAGGGTTTACATAATTCGGAACAGGGGTATTGATGTTCACATAAGATGACGGATAAGCAGTTGTCGGAACTGTATACGGGTTATAATTAATACCCGACGTGGTGGATTTGTTATATGGGGTGTAACTAATAGCCATAATAGTCTCCTTTTTCTCCTTACAATATTAAAAAAGGTAGCTTTCTCACTTTGTCTGGAGGACAATGACAACGAGCTTTCACGGACTTCTGCCATGGCGGGTACCGAGGCCTTAGATTAACTAAGCTGATGATTAATGATAGGTATTACAGCTTAGCCAAGTCTTCATTATCAGGTCGTGCTAAGCAGAGTCTTAACTTCATCCGGAAGAGGAAGTCTTGCTTCGGCTTCCTCACTGCCATACAGAGCAGCCTCAAGAGCAGCAAGACCAGACTCTGTGGCCTTTGTAGAATCGATAATGACGTGAGAAGTGGGTTTGAAACCAGTTACGTTAACCGGAACAGTTGTGAAATCCCAGCTCATCGAAGAAGCATCAGGGGAATCGTTAATTGTCTCACGGCTCTTCTCGGAAGGAGAAGCTGTTGCACCATAAACCAGATGCAGCTTGTAACCATGGTCCAGACCATCAACGTCAGAACCAATCAGAGTTCTGTAAGAAAGACCAAAAGCCTTACGGTTCTGCTGAGAAACAACAGCACCAGTTGCAAGAGTAGCGGAGCCATCACAAGCTTCCCACTCATCAGGATATGTGTAAGCTTCGATAGAACCACCGAAGTCTTCCGTACCACGAAGAACACCGTACTTGATGTTATCAGCGTAGAACGCGTTCTCATCACCGCCTTCAGGGGACTCAGAGATAGTAATCAGACCATTCCAAACAACACCCTTCGGATAGGTGCCATTCGTACCAACAGGATACAGTACGCCATGGTCCACGCCAGCTTCAAAAAGCTTTTCGCCAGTGGCATCCCAAACTAATTTAGCCATTTTTTATTCTCCTCAATAGTAAAGTGTGAAGTCATCGTTATACATCGAATCTGCAATCATCCGGTTATCATGGGAAATCATCATGAATCGGGTCAGGAATTCATCTTTTTTCGAGTTCCCAAGAGATTTGTAGATGTGCTTTATGTGATAACGATTTGTAATGATATAGTTCTTGTTGTCCGCATGCCTCGTATACGTCGGGTCAAGAGAATACACGATACATGGGTATTTGAGCTTTACGCTCTCTGGAGGTTGAAAATATACATGATCAGAGCCGAGCAGTTCTTCTAACTCGCCTTGAAGTTTTAGCCTATCAGCCATTTAAACCTCCTCTATACTATTCATCGGATTCTTCTTTATAAATCCCACCAATTTCCATGACGATTCTAGGGTATTGAATTTCGACGGAATTTACTTTCCATTTAGAACCCATGAAAGTAACGTAAATAATCTTTTGGAGGTTCTGACTAAGAAAAGCATCCGAAAGAACGCTTAACTGATTTGAAAGGGTAAAGTCCGTCACAATCTGAGACGTATCATTCTTTTTATAATTTCGAAGGATGTCTCCGTAATAGTTTTTCTCAATGATTTCTGCAGGATCCCAAACACCGGGAGCGGTATTCTCGGATTCTGCTTCGAAACCAATCTGACCATACCACTTCATCAGAACCTCCTTGAAAGTTAACAACTCATCTTATCGATAAGCTGTTTAATTGATCTGCGCTCTTCTTCAGATGTTGCCTGATTAAGCGCCATGTAGAGGCTATCCATCGCGTCACTGCGCATAGATGCTCTACCATTTCCATTTCCATTTCCTCTA